CCATCTCAAATGAATTATTCCTTTCTATTTCACGGCCAAGAGTATCAAGTCAAATTTCACCAAGTATAAAAATAAAAAAATAAAAAAAGGTATCCTTATGGGATGCAACCTTTTTTTACCGACAGTAACCCTAACCAAGGGTTCGCATTTTTCATCTTTCCTCACTGCGTTCAAAAAAAATTGAAACGAAATTTTAAACAAAGAACAAAGTATATTAAAAAACTAAACTTACCAAAATCAATAATGAACGTCACCATCAATTTCAATATTCAATCCGCCAAGGATGAATTAAACAATTTAACTTCCGAATTACCAGTATTAAATACAACTACCATGGCAAATTCGTCAATCGCAACATTCGTCAACCCAATCGTTTCGTATGAAGATGTCCCCTTATGTAAAACGGTTTCAGAAAATATTATCGATTTAACAAATGACAAATCAAACGTCATTGTCATTGATAATAATGAAATCGAACAAAAAACGATCGATCCTGAAATCGTATCAAATGATCGTTTTTACAAAGAATCCACCAACACCGAACGTGTTAAAAAAGGGTTCAAGGGAAAAATCCACACCCATCAAACAAACGACGACGGTTGTAAGCAATGCCCTTATTGTGATTTCACTACACCAAAAAGTAACACTTTGTCAATGCATCTTACCCGCATTCATCCAGAGGAATCTCGCAGAGACATCAGTCCACATGTTTGTAAATATTGCAACAAGGGATTTCAAGCATCCACCAACTTGGCACACCACATCAAGAATCATCATGAGATCACATATCATAGATGCCCAATTGAAGGTTGTTCATATGCAAATGCTAAAAATACCACCACTTTAGCAGGACATATCTCATCAAAACATTTAAAACATTGTTATCAAGATGACACCTGTTTAACATGTAACACCAAAATCGGCTCCAGTATTAAGTATCACGTCGCATTCTGTTCAAAGGAATCGCCTTTATGTAGAATTATTCAATAAATTATTATGTAATTAACAAAATGAAAAAGTGACCTTCCGCTTGGAAGGAATACCTTTTTTACACCTTTTAACATTTCAAATGCCGATTTTTATATAGTGAAAATTATATAAAAATATTACTTTTATATAAGTATCAAATGGAACAACTAATTAAGGAAAATCAAGAACTTAAAAATGAAATTGATAATTTAAAAAAAGAACTACATAAATACTCACATTCTCAAAAGGAATATTATGAAAACAACAAAAATGAATTAATAAAGAAATCTAATGAACGACTTAAAAAAATAGCAGAAGAAAATCCTGATAAAATAAAACAATATAGGAGAAATGCTTATTTGAAACAAAAAGAAAAAAAGAAACAAAAAGAATTAGAAAATAAAAATAATGAAATAATTTAGGAAAATTAAATAATTTATAAAAGTATTTAGAAATATTTTCTTTTGTATATTTATAGATGGAACTTCCAAAAGTTAAAAAGAAGAGGAGTGATGTTTCCAAAAGAATTGAGGGCAATAAAGATACTGACTTTGTTTGTATCAAAATGTCTTGGAATAGTTTATGTAAAAATAATTATTTGAAACAAGGAATACAAGAGATTGTTTATAATATCAACAAAATTAGTTTCTTATCATATAAGTTGTTAAATTTTCATTTTACAAGATTATTAGAAGACAATAAGGAATTACCTGAACTTACACAAAATCTTTTTTACAATGCTTCCTGTTATGTTTCTGTAATGAAAAATAGAAAATCTACGATTGATAAAGAAGATGATATGTATAAATCTTTTTCAGAATTTTCTCATTTACTCAAAGACTTACCTTTCAGAGATAAAATGGGGGCATTAATAAATAATTTGAATAAACAACAATTTACTATGACGAAGAACCATTTGAAACTTAATTTTTATAAGCGTTTTTCAAAATATTTGGAATTGAGAACCGGTGAAACAAGAAAAAGCATTATTTATAAATGGTGTAAGGATATTTATGATGAAAAATATAATGGAAAAAATTATTTTATTCTTTCAATGAAACAATGGTTAAAATACATTCCCACAGAAACTAATATTGTTAAACATTCTTCTCACTTCATCAAAATATATCATAAGATTTTGAAGGAATTTGAGAAACATAAAAATATAAAAGGAGTAAGAGTATTTAGTTTATTACCTAATAAGAGTTCATTTACAATGGATAATATCCAAATATGTTCTACTGCTCTCAATGATATTATTTCTTATTTAACCAAAGAACAAAATTGTAAAGACTTTGATGAAAAGAAACGAGAATATTGGTTAAACTTATTTAACATTGAAAAATATGAAACAGAACATAAAAGGTTTCATTATACTATTTTTACTGATGGAAAATGTGGAGTGATTACAATGGATAAACCTAAATCAAAGGAAGTAAAAACAAAAGATATCAAAAATATTGATTACAAACAATATGTAGGCATTGACCCAGGTGTAAGAGCCTTATTTACTTCTTGCAATGAAAATAATGAAATCTTACAATGCTCTACAAAAGAATATAGACATAAGAGCAAAATGATTTATGCTTGTAAGAAAAGAGAAACTTGGTATAAAGAATGGGAAGATTATGCTTTATGGAAAAGTATTCCAAGTTTCAAAGTAAGCAATATAAAAAATATGTTAAGTTATTTTGAATATGTCTTACCAAACATAGATATATTTTTTAAATTTCATTGTGATAAGAATTTTAGGGGATTAAATTTTACTTCATATTGTAGAGGTAAAGCAACATTGGAAAAAATATGTAGAAATATTACAAAAAATAAAAAGACCTTAATAGGTTTTGGTGATTATTCACAACAACACGGATTAGTCAAAAACCACCCAACAACTCCAATTCTAAAATTAAAGAAAGAGTTAAAAAGGTTTTCTGATGTTGTAGAAATAGATGAATGGGGAACAAGTAAGACCTGTCATAAATGTTTTGAAAGAATTAATCTTTACAGAAATAAAAAATTATGTAAGGGAAAAGCAAGAATGTCTCAATACCATAGCGTAATCCGTTGTAGTTCCAACGAGTGTAAATTATGTTGTATGGATAGAGACATTAATGCTTCCAAGAATATTTTACTTCTTTTACAATGTGAAAAACAAGGAAAAAGAAGACCAAAATGTTTTAGGGAACAAAAAGAATAAATACCTACGATACTCCTTTAAGGAAGATAAGTATGGTAAGGCGTGAAATTCGCCATTATTCCTTTTTATTTTTTATGCTGTGAAAATCGGCGTTTGAAATGTTAAAAGGTGTAACTAGAAATTCAAATACCCAAAATAAATCACAAAATATAAAATTCGTTAATTTTATAATTTATTAATATCTATGTTATATATAATGAGTTTTGATACCGGATATAGTGTTAACAATTCAAATTATACGAATAAAGATTTAGCTGATATTTTCCCTACTTTTGAAATTAAGACTGTAACGATTGATAATGACACTTACGAAGTAAGTGGAGATATTAGTTTAAGTAAAAATTATACAGAAACATCAAATTATAATGTTTTCGCAACATATTATTATAGTGCACCGGACGGTAGTGGTAGTGTATATAATAAATTTGAAGCAAGTACATCTGCTAATTCTATAATTACATATGATTTTACTTCTACACAATTTTCATATGCATTACGTAAGGCCACCGGCGATGAATGGCGTGGTGGTATTCAATTTCTAATTATATATAATTAATTCTTGAAAACGATTTTGACTTTATAATTTTGTGTTCATACAGACAAAATTATAATAACTTTTTCTCTCATTATACTTGTTATACAAACAAATCAAACTTTAAAACGTTCGCATTTAGCAATATTATCTCATTCATTCCAAAACAACTCATTATTTCAAAATTAAACTTACCGTCCGATGTAATTTATATCATCAAGGATTATTATTTTCATAAGATCAAACATGTTGCAAAAAAAAATTGATTTACTTTTCTCTCATTATATTCTTTTACAAAACAAAAACATATCTGAAAATGAATTTAATCGTTTTACCTACCGTATTCTTATGCTTGATTTCAGGAATCATTGCAAATAACGTGGATATTCATCCAGGTCACCGAGGTATTCAAAACCGAATTTTCGATCAAAAAAGTCATAATGATGCGTTAATGGTGAAACCGACAATAACAATTAACGATCGTATTTGGTATAACAAGGTCATTCCTACTGAATTTCAAGAAAAATTATGTCCTTACATTCAGGAATTATTGGTCTTTGATGAATCCAAATATTATATTGTGCTTGGATATACATTAGAAAACTATCATGAATATTTATTGAAAAATGTAAGTGATTATTTTATGACAGAAATATATACTTCTCATAATTATCCAACCTATCGTGAAAATGTTATTCTTGAAAATGTCACCATGAGTGATGTTTATTTATATCACAAACAACAATGTAAAAAATATCCAGTAAACGGTGCAATTTTAAGTCGCTATCGAAAAAAATATTCAAGATTGTATGATTCTATTATTACAAATCATCTAAAAACAAATACAATTAATCCAAATACCAAAAAAATACCACGAACACTTTCCAACAACAATAGTTCTTCAAGAACAAAAATGATAAATCCATTTGTATTTCTACTTGGTGTATTCACTGCATTATCTTTATTGGGAAACTCTTCCAGAAAACGTAGATAAATATAAAAATATAAAAAAGTACATATGTGCTTTTTTACGTTTATGAAACTCGATGGTAAAAAATACGCTTATTTTGCGAATTTTTTATTTAGTTTGTAACTGTTTAGTTATAATATTTTTTATATATTTCTGAACCATAAAGCATTGGTGTATTATCATGTAAAGCTTCAATTTCATATCGTTTTTTGATAATATGCATCAACGAATTATACCTTTGTTCAGGTGTCATGAAAATTAGTAAATCATTAAGTTCAGAACGACTACAATGTTCTTGATATCGGACGATAGTATCGTTTAATAATTCTAAAAACTCCTCATGTCTATTACCTGAATTTTTCCAATCATTCAGTAGTTTTAATCCAGTCGAAACATATACAATTATATGGGTTGAACTGCTTACATGAAATTCCTTTGGATCTCTTACAATATTATCCAAGGTTGATTCTTCTTCTTCGTCTGATTCGTCTTCTTCATTATTATTCTCGACGACTTGTATAGAAACTGGTTCAACGACTTCTGTTACAACAACTTCTGGTAAAACGACTTCTGTTACAACGACTTCTGGTAAAACGGCTTCTGGTAAAACGGGTCCGGAAGAAACGGGTTCAACGACTTGTTCATTTTCGTCATCACTGTCATCATCACTGTCATCATCACTGTCGTCATCACTTTCAGATACTTCGTTCGTGTCTATATTTTGGTTTTCAGGAATAACTTGTTTTCTTCCATTTTTTTGTTTCTTATGATTTTCAATAAGATTATCAAAATATTCTTTGATTTTATTAAAATGCCATTTTCTCAAATACTTGGTCAACCTGATATAGTTAGTAGGAAATTTGTTTTGATTTTGGTTTTTATTTTGTTGAACTCCATGGATAATATCTAAATGATTATCCTGAGTTGATAAAGTTTCGTAACTTATTTCAGTGCGATGATATACAAGCTCAGACATCGCTATACCACCTGATCGACCGTTATGAATATTATAATCTTCCATAGTAAATTCGGTAATTCTTTGATTGTTTCGATATATTGCAGTTTGACCACAAAACTGTTTAACCGAATCTTTTACTGAGACTTCAGTCGTATATTGATTATCATAATTATTCAAAATAAATGTTGCAGTTGGATATTTTGGTTTTAATGGGTCGAAAATGCGTTCGTCTTTTCTCATACCAGAATTGAAGGTAATTACCAACGCATCATCTAATTTTCTTTCATCAAATTTCGCATTGCAAACTTTTGTTGAAACTCCATTCCCAATTTTTTTAAATTCGATATATAACCTCTTGTTAACATCTTGGTCTGGGTCTAAACAAACAAATCGTTCAACTCCGTTATCGTTAAAACAGTAAATAGTCCAACTGAATTTTCCGCAATAATAATCTTCATCTGAACCACTGAAATAGTCGTATTTTTTTAATTGTAATGGAGGTAAATAATCCCCCTTCTCTAAATAGATTTGGGTTTGAGTCTTTCCAAAAATCATTGTCCACCATGTTTTAAGTTCCAACGGATTTTGTATTTCTTTAAATTGTTCAACTAATAAGTTTTTAAATGTTTCTGAATACGGAAAGTGAATGGTTGTCCCGGTTTTATTATCACAATTTTGTCTTTCGTTGTTAAATTCAACGATTTCTTCCTCGTTCATCATTTCTATTTTGATTTGTCCATCGTATTTTTTATTTTGGTATATTTCATCCCAAGGAACAACAGCTTTAATATATGAACCATTTGAATTTTTAGTTTTAACAACGACTTCTCTTGCTTTTCCTCCATCATCTTTAGATAATATAAAATTTGAAATAATACCGCCTATTCCAGAAACTCCCATTGATCTATCAGAACAATGATTTTCTCTATTTGCATCAAACATATTAATTAATTTTTGTGGTACCATACCAATACCATCATCGATTAATTTTATAGATTGATTATTTACTGAAAATGTACATTTCGATGAAAATGCATCAATAGAATTCGCAATTTTTTCTGACCCACATTTATTCGGAGTAAATCCTTGTCTATCTAAACTGTTAACGAAACCGGTTTCATTTCTGCTACCAGCTGAAATAATTACTTCATTTAAATTGACGGAATCTGAAATAAGAGTAGTCATGTTTGTTTTTAGATAATTCAACTTGTATTTTAAATTTTAATTTGTGTGTTTTTGTTTTTTGTATTATATTAAATACTAATTTAAAATATAATCAATTTTTTTATTTTGGATATTTGGATATAGTAGTATATCATAAAACCAATATTATGACATTGCTTTAGAAACCTATTCTTTTTATACATCTTTGGAAAGTTAAACAATCGTTAAAAATGATATATTTACTTATAATTATTTGAATTCTAAAAAATAAAAAAATATGTTTATTTATTATAAATGTGGAAGACATTTCTTACATTCAACATATTATACATATTATTTTTATTTTTTTGGGCATCCGACACAGATTTTAAGGGATTACCAAGTGATTCTTTTTCAAGATTAGTCGCGTTAATATATTTCACAGTCACAACATTAACTACGACCGGATTCGGAGATATTACTCCTGCAACTCCAACTGCTCAATTTGTAGTGATTACCTATATGTTATCCAACTTTTATATAATTGTGAATGAAATTGGAATTTATAGAAATAAAGCAGCTGAAGCCGCGAATTAATTAAAAAATATATTATGTGTCCCAATGCATAACATATTTTATATTTTTGGATTCTTTAGGAGGAATAATTTGTATTTCATTTTTATAAATGATGATGCACCATGAATTTATTTTTTATTATTTTATTCGGTATTTTTTTAAAGGTCCGTATATTTTTGATTCTATCCATAATATATTCGCTTTTTGATGTTTGATGTATAATTTTATCTGTCATCTTCTCTCCTCTTTTTAATTTCTCAAATAATAGTTTCCTTTTTCTTTCACATGCAATACACGTACATCCACAATCAATATAATGGTCTTGTTGTATTTCGTTTAAATAATGATTATCGACCGATATTTTATTATAAAAAATATATTCTTCTTCAGTAAATCCTTTGAATTCTCCAATGACCACTTTATTCTCCCATTTTTTCAAATACTCTTTTCTCTCATTCACATCATTATAAAAGTTAAAACTACTTGAATTTATAATAATTTGTAAAAAATTTTCAGGTATTCTATAATTTATTTTAAAAATTTTATAAACATCTTTAATCATTTTATTTTCTGTCTGATAATCATTCACTAAATATACTTCAAGCTGTAGTATTTCTCTCAATATTGACGCCCAATATTTTGAATCTTGTAATCTTAATTTAATATATGAAATCCCATTTTTATCAACCAGTAAATATTTTTTATCAAAATCAAACTTATCCGGAAATTGTATATTATATTTATCCTTGAAATGATCGCTGTTTGCTAAATGCATAAATAAATTATTAAACCGCGTAATAAGTTTTTCAATCTTATAAGTTTTTAAATTTTCAATCGTAGTATTAAAATGAAATGTATCAATATTTTCAAAAAAAGATGATATTTTATGTTCTATTGCTGTTCTATAAATATCAATTACATACACCTTTTTACCTAAAAAATGATTGTATTCTATAATTTCATTCACGGTTGCATTTGTTATATTATATAAAACCTTCAACATTATTTCATTATGCAAATGAATAACTGTTAAAGTATTTGAACAAGATATTCTTAACGAAGAAACAATTGTGGTTGAACCAACCTTGGGAGGACAATACACAAATACAATTTTTCGGTTTTTTTCAACGTTTAAATCATCATGAATTCCTAACCGACTATTTATGTCTTTGAATTCATTCAAACGATTTATATCCATACTTGAAAAATATGATGTCTCCATATATGTATTATTATTTCTATATTTCTATATTTTATTTTTCTAATTATTACTTACAAAAATAAAACTATTCTACTCTATATTTACTATTTTTATTATATACTATTTTAAATATCCTTTGATACTGCAGTCTTCTTTGGTCTGGTTGATTTTCCTTGACTCTTTACAACTGACCATTCTTGGCCTTCACGAGGACCTGAACCTCTCGCCTTTGGTGCTCTAACTGATTTTGGACCAGGAATCTCCTCATCGACAGATGAACGAGTCGTTGTTCTCGACAACTTTACTGGCTCAGATGAACCGTCCTTTGAATCACTCTTGTAAGAAATTCTATTTTGTCTAAAATCTCTTCTGGTCTCGCACATTAATTTACCTCCATTAATTCCTGAAACCTTTACTGCTTGAAACTCATGAGAACCACCATTTAATTTATCTAAACTAAATTCAATATATTCACCTTGAACTAAATATCTATATTGTTCATTCGAAACTTGAATACCACTATGATGTACAAAAATATCAGAATCTTGTTTTGGACCAGTTGTTACTGTAATAAAACCATAACCAGCTTTGTTATTAAACCACTTTACACGACCAATGAAACGATCGCACGCACTTGTTACAACTGCATCAGAAGACATATTGTATATACTATTAATAGTGTGGTGTCTTTATATTATTTTTAGTTATATGTTTTATGTTTATTTATTTTTTATATTGTTATAAAATAATAATGGAAAAAATAACAAGAAAAACTATTGAAAAAATGAATAGACAATTATTAGAGGTACGTGAAAAACGTATGAAAAATAAATTAAATACAGAAAACGTAAAGTTACAATTTATATTACTGAATGATTCCATGTTACGTAAAAAAAAATACGACATTGAACTTTTAGAAAAAAACATTAATAACTTATCTATGAAAACTTTACTATATACACAAAATTTGACTGCAGACTTTTGTGTAAAATATATATTAAACGAAAAATACGCGTCTTGTGTTGAAGATACGTTTATTTGTATGGATGATGTATTAAATGCTCAGAAACACCTTACAAAATCTTCCATTAATGAAGCCTTTTTCTATATATGAAGCTTTTCATAAATTATATGGATAGAAATTCGAAACCCGGTCGTTTACAAAAAATAAAAAAGGGGTTTAAGCCTTTTTTATTTTTATATTTTTATTTGTATTTATTTGTATTTGTATTTATTTGTATTTGTATTTATAGAATATCGATTTAATATCGCACATGCTTCAAATTCTTGAGATTTTTTTTAATATAATTTACAAGTGACGGGTCTGTTAATTTTACATTATTATATCCAGTAATTTCCCGTTTATGATTCTTCTTCTCGTGAAAATCATAAAAACCCATTTCATCAAACGAATCATAACGGGAATACAAATCATCATATTTATATAAAATCATGGTTAAATCATTTCCCATATCAAATATAGATAGAATGAAATCCATGACATGTTTCTTTTTTCGACAATAAAATTTATATGGTTCGCCCCATTTATTATTTACGACATTTTCTTGATCTCGTGTACCAGTAATCAGAAATTCTCCTTCATCTTCATCATATAAAATATAACAAGCCATATCAATCACAGTTGATTGTTTTTCGGATTCATTAATGTATAATACTAATTTATCTCTGGTAGAAGTTTGTGATTCGGTTACTGATGCCATTTTTGATTGCGATTGTGCCATATATGTATTTATATTGTAAATGATCCAAAACTTATTTTATTTCAATTTTTTTAAATACAAAGTAATAAAAATTGAATTAAATAAAAGAAAATAATATCATTTAAATAAAATCAAATAATAATAATAAAAATGTTGTTGTTAACAAAACTATTCCATTTTGTAATGCTTATTTCCTATAAATACAATATTGACGAATCCCACAGTTTGGGGCATAGTCTTGATGTATTAAATCATGCACATAATATTTATGAGAGCGAATTACCAAACAATCCGCTTCTAAAATTAGATGAACGTGCTATTTATGTATCCGCTATTATTCACGATATGTGTGATAAAAAATATGTTGACCAAGAAGAAGGATTATATAATATCCAAAGCTTTCTAAAAGAAAAAATGACTTATCAAGAAATAAAAACGGTTAAAAATATTATAAGCACCATGTCCTATTCTTATGTCAAAACCCACGGTTTTCCTGATTTAGGCGACAAAAGTTTGGCATACAACATTGTTAGAGAAGCCGATTTATTAAGTGCATATGATTTTAACCGTTGTATAATGTACAAGTTATACAAACAACCCACTTGGAGTATAGACGATGTTTTTGAAGATGCTCACGATTTATTCAATGTGCGTATATTAAAATACAGCGACAACGGGTTGTTTACTACGGATTATTCAAAAAAAGAAGCGTTTCGTTTACACAGTCAATCATTAGTTCAAATAAACAATTGGAAAAAATTACTCAAAAAACCGCATATTTAGGTGGAAGATAAAATAGTAGAAATATAATCGTAATTTGGTGATTCATCGTATACCAAGTTTCGACAATAGAGTAAATACTCGCGAATTTGCCTGGGTATTTCCTCTTTTTCTACTATTTTTATTTTTTGTATTTTGATTTTATTGTTTACATTTTTATACTCATTGTAGTATTCGGTAATATCATTCCATTCCAGTTTTCCATACAGCATATAGAGCATCATATATCCTATGGATTCCAAATCGTCCCTCCTTGATGGTTCTATTCCGTCGTGCACATTTATGCTAATATAATTCGGAGTACCTAAGGGAGTTTTATCAAGCGTTTGAGGAATATGGTCTCCATGATGATCTGTATATCTTTTACAAAAACCGAAATCGATAATATGAATCACATTTTTTTTATCGTCCAATCCGAACAAAAAATTATCCGGTTTAATATCACGGTGTATTAATCCCTTGTTATGTATGATTCTGACAATTTGTAGAATTTGTTTTGTGATGTAAAGTGTCATCTTCAATGAAAGTTTCTGGTGTTTTTCTACCACATGAGACAGAGTATTTCCCAAAAGTGTAAGAACCATATAGTTATTCTTTTCATCTATGCCGTACCATTTTGCCTGGGGGAAACCTTTCATATTTCCAATATAATTATATATCTTGGTCTCGTTTTTTAATAATTTCGTTTTATTTGTGTGCGGTTCTATTTTCACTGCGACGATTTCTTTGGTGCGAATGTTTTCGCCTTTCCATATTTGTCCAAAACAACCGGAACCAATTTGTTCATTTAATTTATATTTATTTCCTATAATAATTTCATCATTCATATACCTGTGTATGTTATTATGTAGTATTAAATTTTTATGTTATTTTTTACTGATTAGTTTTGAAATTAAAATGATTCATATAGTTGATAATTTAATTTACGAAAAGTAATATTGTGATTATATTGATTGACAATATTACTATTATTACTAATGATTTACATGGTAAAATATTATTTAATCCGTTTAACTATTTTTTTATATGTTTTGTAATCGTTCTTTTCGATGCATTTATTTAATAAAGCAATAATAGTCTCCTTTATTTCTTGTGAATATTTACATTTACGTGTATATAATTTCGCAATAATATTATCAGGATGCAATGTTTCACAAAGTAAGTTATTTACATTTATTTTTGTATGTTCTTCCATCAAAACATTATAAAGTATTTCACCGTTATATTTTATTTTAAAAACATCATCAAAAAATTCAGTAAATTTATAGGCTTCAATCATCTTTCCATTAAAATATATTTTATGATTCTTACTCATGATTGTTTTTGATGATGGATAATTTAAAGCTAACGCATTTTTGTTGAAACAAACTAAATATTTATCATTTGTAACTGTTTTAGTTATATCGACAATTGGTTTGTTGTTTATAGTATGTTTGTTTGGGTCAATTTTGTCGATTTCAATAATTCCTTGGTCTGTATGAACAGGCGTGTTTGCTGGAAAACATATATTTGATACTGGTGTTGGAGTTGGTGTTGGGTTAGGTGGTGTAAAATTTGAACGAAGAACTAATCCATCTTGAAATAATGACAAGTAAAAATATGAAGCGTTAATTAATATAAAAAAAGGTGATGCTTCAAAAGAAGACCAATATGGGTCAATAAGTGCACCTGTAGTTAGGTTAAATTTACTAATTGTACCATTTGAGTAATTTCCGACATACAAGTATGTTCCGTCTGTAGTTAAACCAGCTGGAGAAAATAAATCCTCTGCAGCCCAACCATATTCAAGTGAATTCGTTGATAAATTTATTCTACTTACGGTGTTTCCTACAAAATTAGAAACATACATATATGAACCATGAACTAATAAATCAAATGGTCCATTCAGACCAGTCATCCAGTCAGAATTAATAATGGTAGGATCACTTAAATTTATCCTACTAATTACTGTATTAGGAATCCCTAAATCTCCTAAAAGTGCAACGTATAAATGTGATCCATACACAGCTAAACCTGCTGGTCCATTATACGTTAATGTTGCCCAATTTACTTCTACAGAGGCAGTTGCTAAATTTACTCTGCTAATATAATTCGCATCAAAAGTTTCACCTTGGTTAGCTACATATAAGTATGTTCCATCGGTAGCTAAACCAAACGTACCGTAAAATCCATCCGCCCAATTATAATCTATATCTCCAGTTGAAATTGTAACTTTGCAAACTGTTCCATTCTCATAGTTAGAAATATATATATAATCTCCAACGGCAACCATTCCGGTAGGAGCCTCGATCCCGGTTTGCCAGCTAATCCAACTTTGCGTTTTCAAAAGAGAACTACTCGATTTTTTGAATTTTTTAGTATGTCCGTTTTTATTTAAAAATTCTTCTAAAAGAGACATTTTATAATATAATGATAATAAAAATTATAAATAATTTTGTTGTTATTTTATCATTTTCAGTTATATCTTATGGTTCAATAACGACATCTACCAGTGGCGGTGGTAATTCCGCTTGTGCTGTCGGAGTTTCCATGACAATTTGCGATTTAAAAATAGGTTCACTATATATCCAATTCAACAGTATGCATTTTAATTTATATTCGGATATATCATCATCATTTATGATTTCCGCAGAAATATCTAAGTAACTACCGTAGCTCAAATGCGGTTCATAAAGAATCAAGGAGTCTAAAATATCTAAAAATAAGTATTCAAAATCAACTTCTTCAAAATATTTACTATGTAACTTGAATATTGCCATCATCATATTTGTTTTATTTTCCGCATTTGTAATATTATCAATCACTTGAATAATCAATGGTTTTCCTATTAACATTTTAAAAATTCCACTTATGCTGAACCATCTGTTATTTCCATTTGTTGTCATCATTTGGTATAATATAATAATTATTTTTATTATATTATTTATATCAATTTTATTTTTAATTGGCGCAGCATGTATAGGTGACACCTACTTGGGGATTACCTACACATGCGGATGTTTGCCAAGTGCATACCCCATCAGGAAAATAATAGTTACTGGTGCCTAACTGTTGAGAGCACCAGTCACAAATCCATTCACAGCCTGTTCCGGATCCAACTGAAAAATGAATACACGTTTGAGATTTAAGTGTTTTTTGCACTGCACAGAATTCCTCCTTTAATTCGGGATGTTTAGAACCAGCAAGAGCAAGAGACGAGAACAAAGCAAACAGTAATGAAGTAAAAAATTTCATTGTTATATATTAGTATGATATTATCTTTTTATGTTATTTTATAAAGTTAATAACTAAAATAATATCTAAAATAATATATATATGGCATCACCAAATCAAAATCCAATAATTACTCCTAAATTTCGTGTAGGCGACATAGCATATATACACGATTTAATAGATAATTACGGTAGAAAAACCCCGGTTCGCGTATTTTATAGAATTGATGGAATAGGTGAACTTGACGGAAACCCGATTCTTTATAATGTTACATGCTTAAATAGTACTCCACCCAATATAACAAGAACACTACGTATCACTTACTTGGATTCTAGAGCAACGTTAAAACCAGCTGGGGCTATAAATTCTGCTGGACCAAACGGAGGACGTAAATCTTTTCATCACCTAAAAAAACGAAAATCTGGAAAAACAAGAAAATTAAAAAAAACACGAAGGAATAAAAGAAAAAGGAGAATATAAAAATACAAATTAAAATTGATTTTATTTTTATATGTAAAATACATCAATACACAAAACAACATACAAGAGACACAACAATGGTTAAAATCTGCTCTGAAACTTATCCAAAACAATGCGAAGAAAAATACAAAGAATATATTGAAATCTTCCCGTTTCCTTTAAGTTGTTTCCAAAAATATTCTATCGAAGCAATTGTAGAGGGACACCACGTGCTGATTTCCGTGCCTACAGGCTCGGGAAAAACCCTACCAGGTATTTTCGCTATTCATTATTTTACTGGGATAGGAAAAAAAGTGATTTACACCAGTCCAATCAAGGCACTTTCAAATCAAAAATACCATGAATTTACTCAAAAATTCCCTGGTATTTCAGTTGGTCTTATTACTGGTGATATTAAATTAAATCCGGAAGCTCAAGTCTTAATCATGACTGCGGAGATCCTGGAAAACACTTTATATATGAAAAAACAAAAAACAACAACAACTAATTCCTTATTAGTGTTTGACATGGATTTCGAAACCGAGTTGGGTTGCGTTATTCATGACGAGGTCCATATGATTAATGATGCATCCAGAGGTCATACTTGGGAAAACATGATCTTAATGATGCCACTGCACATACAGATGGTAATGCTTTCTGCTACGCTGGACTGTCCAGAAAAATTCGCATTATGGGTAGAAAATCGTCACGCCAATAGTGAAATTAAAAAACAAGTCTATTTATCTACTTCAACTACGCGTATTGTGCCTTTAACCCATTATTGTTTCATTACAACAACCCAAGGTATTTACAAGGCGATCAAAAAGGACGAAGTATTAGAAAAGGAAATCAAAAATACCGTTAATAAACTGCATGTTATTCAAAGTGCGACGGGTGAATTTAATGAACCAACGTATCACAAGATTTATAAAATGTTAAATCTTTTTGAACAAAAACAAGTATGGGTCAAACGCCAACATGTTTTAAACGAAGTTTGTCGTTTCATGGTGGAAAACAATATGCTACCAGCAGCGTGTTTTATCATGTCAAGAAAACAAATTGAACAAGCTGCGAAAGAAGTAAATGTCGTTTTACTGGAGGACGATTCAAAAATACCATACACAATTCGTCGTGAATGTGAGCAATTGTTACGTCAAAAGTTACCCAACTACCAAGAATACCTTGAATTACCAGAATACAACAATTTGGTCGCATTATTAGAAAAAGGTATTGCAGTTCATCATAGTGGTTGTATGCCGATATTGAGAGAAATCGTGGAAATATTATTCGAAAAAGGATATATTAAATTATTATTCTGCACCGAAACATTCTCGGTTGGATTAAATATGCCAATAAAAACGGTTTTATTCACAGATCTAACTAAATTTGACGGAACAAATAACCGCATGTTTTATTCACATGAATATATGCAAACTGCTGGACGTGCAGGTCGTCGTGGTATTGATACTGTAGGTCACGTAATTCATTTGAATAATTTATTCAGAAATACGAATCTTCCTGATTACAAACTGATGATGAATGGTAAGCCTCAAACATTAGTAAGTAAATTCAAGACATCGTATAATTTATTATTAAATCTGATTGAAACAGGTGATCAAAACATATTACAATTCTGTGAAAAATCAATGATTCAGGATGATATTGTAAATCATTTGAATGAGACCTTTAAAAATATAAGTAAACTTGAAGAAGATGCACAGAAAATGGAATGTCAAATGGAATACATGAAAACTCCGAGAGAAGTCGTAGAAAAATATATTGACGCTCTGGAAAAAGTCAATGTAAGTGCGAATAAAAAACGCAAAGAATTGCAAAAGGAAATCCTGCAAATAGAAGATTCATACAAGAATATAAGTAATGATAAATCCACAGTGCAAAAATTAAACAGTAAAATCAAAGAAATCGAAAAAGAAAAACAGAGTTATGAGAATACAAAGGGTTATCTTAACGGACACGTTTATGTATTAGCCGAATTATTAAAAAGGGAAAGATTTCTAATTAAAAATGAAAATGACGAATTATCTTTAACTGAAATTGGTTTTATTGCATCTCATTTGAGAGAAGTCCATTGTATAATATTTGGTAAATTAATTCATGAAAATAAACTTACTAATTTATCGACCGAAGAACTAATTGCATTATTTAGTTGTTTCACAAATATTACTGTGGGTGATGATTTGAAAACATTTCGACCATATTCGAGTATTAAATCTTTACTCGAAGAGATTGATAAAGAAATGATTTATTATCAGGAATTTGAAAGTAATTATCGAATCAATACAGGTATAGAATATTTAATACACTATGATTTAATAACTGCTGTAAAAAACTGGATTTTGTGCGAATCAGCTGGAGACTGTAAAAATCTCATTAAAAGTCTTGAAAAAGAAAAAGGAATCTTTTTGGGAGAATTTATCAAAGCCATATTAAAGATTCACAACATTTCGACTGAAATGGAAAAAATAGCCGAAAGTATTGGAAATCTTGAGCTTCTACAAAAACTTAAAGAAATCCCGGGTTTAATATTGAAATTTGTTGCAACAAATCAGTCTTTATACGTTTAAAAAGAGAAATAATTTAAACAAATCATTTTATATAAATTATAAATGAAAATTTGCTTTCATATAACGTTCTATAATTTACCTGATCGGTTACATTATTTTAATTATCTTTATCAAATTCTCAAGGAAGTAAATAAATATCCGCATGAAACGGATGTATATATACACACGAACGCTGGGTTCCCTTTTCAAAATTTACCAAAAAACACCAACGGAAAGACTCGGGTCATTGTCCATGATTTTACATTAAGTAATATTGATTATTTAACATGGTCATGTCGGTCTTTTTTAAATGATCAGAAGGACGATTACGATATTTTTATGTATAGTGAGGACAATATATTAATACCTGCTGAGGCGATTCAATACTGGTTAAATCACAAGGATAATGTTGTCAAATATAAATTTAATCTTGGATTCTTGCGTGTTGAAGTTGATGGTAATGATAATGTATATTTACTGGATATTATTCGAAAAATGGATCCAAATAGAACCATTACAATTGGTAGTAATATTTATATAATCAACGATATTAATCCTTATTGTAGTTTTTGGATCTATGATAAGAACGAGTTTCATAATTTTTTAAAGTCGGGATATTATTTTGGTAATGGAAATATAGTGGGATATGGAATTCGAGAAGCGAGTGCAGTCGGTCTTCACGGATATCTAATGAAGCATTACAGGAATACAATTATTCCATGTAAAAACGGTGAATTGGATGAATCATGCAAGATATATTATTTTGAAAATTCCCATTTATATCGCCACGATATATGTAATTCTTCCACTATTTTATTCAAGGATGCAATTAGTAAGTAAAAAGAGTTGAGAATCTATGTATATATATTTGCAAAATTCAAATATATATAACAACATGCGTATTTTATCATGGCTGATGTAAATCCTGGCAAATCATGGCTGATGTAAATCCTGGCAAATCATGGCTGATGTAAATCCTGGCAAATCATGGCTGATGTAAACCTTCAGAGAATTCCCCAAAATAAC